TAAAGCAAAGCATTCTTAATTAGTTTTAATGAATAAGTTGTGGGTTTTTGGCGATAGTTATAGCGAGCCTTTTTATAAAAATGCCAAATGGAGAATACCATATTTGGAATGGAAAGGATATATGCCTAAATACTATGGCGAAATTGTGGCTGAAAAGTGTAATCTAATTCATATAAACAATGCCATTGGTGGTACTGATAATTATACTATATTAGATACTATTTCGCATAACGTAGATAAAATTGAAAAAGAAGATACAATTATAATAGGTTGGTCAAACACAATTAGATTTAGAGTAGTTGGTAATGAAAATGCCTTTCATACAATTAGACCTGGTAGTTTAGATTATGTATTGGATTCAAATAAAAGAAATCAAACTATAAATTTATCGGATAATACATTAATAGAATTATCAGTTAATAGGGATAATCAGATTTATATAAATGAACTAAACAATTATATAAAATTACTGAATTATACTTTCAAAGATAATAAAATTATACATTGGTCTCCATTTTCTCAACATAAGCACGGATTAAATACTACATTAAGAAATTCGGTTGATTATGAATCCATACGAACTGAAACGGATGGTGTTGTTGATGATGGACATTTTAGTTCAAATGCACATATTATTTTAGCTGAAGATTTAACTTATATTATAAATAATTACAATTCATTCAATACACGTTCTGTATCGAAATCATTTTTATGAAAAAGTTATGGATATTTGGCGATTCATTCTCTGCAACAAATAAACGAAATCAAATAGAAAGGTGGAGAAAATTATACATCAAATGGAAAGGATACACTCCTAAAGTTTGGTGTGAATTTTTAAATGATTCTATACAATTAAAATTGCATAATTTATCGATAAGTGCTACCGATAACTATACTATATTTGATACTATTGTAGATAGTTTAGATAGTATTTCGGAAGATGATATCGTTATAATAGGTTGGACATCTACATTAAGATTTAGGATAATAGATAAATTAAATAATTTCAACACAATTAGACCTTCTGATTCAGCCGTTCATAGTACATTAGAACATACATATGAGTATGATATGATATCTATGAATACTATAAATGAAATATTGGTAAATAGAGATAATGAGTTATATCAATATGAATTGAATAGATTTATAAAAATAGTTAACAAATCCCTAAATACTAAAAATGTAATTCATTGGTCACCATTTCAAAAAAATCATCCAATATTGAATATCCATAGAATACCATTAATAGATAGTTTAGAGTTAATTAAAGATGAAACTATGGGAGAAATTAATGATTATCATTATAGTGAGAATGGACATAAATTATTATCCGAATATTTTTGTAAAATTTTAATCAATTAGTATGAAAAGGTTATGGATATTTGGAGATAATAATTCTGCTATATTTGGTAAAACCAAAGAAAGACGATTTAAATACTACAAAGAATATAGGGGTGGTATATTTCCAAAAAGCTGGTCCGAATTACTATCAAAAGAATTAGGAACGGAACTAAAAAATATGGCCGTTTCGGGTCAATCTAATTATGATATATTTGATATGTTTTGTAGATGCGTAGAGCAAATACAAAAAGATGACATTGTTATTATTGGTTGGGGTTACGTTCAAAGATTTAGATTGGTAGATGAAACAACAAATGGATTTGTTACAATACGACCCAATCAATTTAAACCGGAACATATTGATAATCCTGCGTTATTGAATGGTATAAACATAGATGTTGTTAATTCAATTCTTAATAATAGAACAAATACAGAATGGCTTAATGAAGTTTACAATTGGGAAACTACCATAAATTTATTAGCAAAGTTAATTGGATTCAAAATTTTATATTGGACGTTTGATTCTGCATTAAATAGAACACACTATATATCTACAAATAATTTTAGAACGGATTTAATAAAAAGAGGCGCCGAAGATATAACTTGGGAAACGAATGGTACATTAATAGATGATAATTTTGGAGAAAAAGGGCAATTGGTTCAATTTGAATATTTTTTAAATCATATAAATTTAAAATAATTAATGAATACGTTATGGACATTTGGTGATAGTTTTACAGCAGGACACGGATGTAAATTCGATGCATCAGGTGCATTTTCTAATAGTTTAGAAACGTATTATAAAAAATTATATGATGATTATATTGATATTAATAAAAAAATATGGCCAGAAATAGTAGCTCACACTTTGGGTTTTGAGTTATTAAATTATGGTAAAAATGGAATGACTAATGAATCAATAGCAGATAGTATTTTAAAGCATTTACCATCTATTCAAAAAAATGATATAGTAATACTACAAACATCTACACTTGGTAGATTTGATTTTCCATTTTTAAAAGAAAAAACATTATTTGGTAATTTTTCTAAAAAATATGATAGAGATGATGAATTATTTGATATGTCTAATTCTCCGTATTTTTTTAAAACAATATTCTTATCTAATATAGAAAAAGAATATTCCGATGATGTGAAAGATGTATTGAAATATTCAAATGCACAGGAGAGTTTAAAAAACGAAAATGTTATTTTAGATAAACACAAATATGATATTGTTCGTGGATTTTTTTCAGAATTTATAACTACTGAAAAATATTATGAAAGAAGTGTTTGGAGAATTGTTCAGATATCAAACATATTAAATTTAATTGGTATAAAAAATTATATAATAAATGAAACAGCTTGGCCACAGCATTTATTAAAACAAAATAATTTAATAGAAATGCATATTAATGGAATGACAGGGTATATCAATAATACTAAAAAAACAATATATCACAAAACAAATGGATTGATAGATGATTTTCATCCTAGTTATGAAGGACACGATGATATAGCAAATTTTATATTAAAATTTATTGAAAATGAAACTACTAATATATACAACTCATAGGACAGGTTCAACATCATTGGCTCAATTATTAATGACTCATTATAATTGCGATTATCAAAGAGAGGGATTTTATAAAAATAAAAATTTTTCAAAAATAATAAATGGTGTTGATAATATTATAATAAAATTAACACCATCCGAAGTGAATTATGAATTGGTTCGTAATGATTTTGATAAGTGTATAGTTCTTATAAGAGATAATATAAAGGAGCAAGCTGAAAGTAGATTATATGCAGAGCATGTTAAAAAATATTTTTCACCATACACCATAGATGATTCTTTTTTAAAAGAAAACCAATATGAATTAAATCGTATGGAGCAAATAATAAAAACGGAAAATGAATTATTGAATAAATGCGAAAATTGCTTAAAAGTAACATATGAAGATTTATATTATGGTAACGGATTAAAATTAATAGAAGAATATTTAGGAATATCAACTGTTTTAAAATTAGATAATTCCAAAAAATATAGAAATGGTAAGCGTAATATGATTTAATATGGAAAAGATAATATCAAATTTATTTTCTAAATCAGAATGTGATATGATAATTTCATATGCTATGATAAATGGGTTAAAAAGACAACGTAAAATGGAGAATAGGAACACATCTTTTGATTCCGTGTATATAACTCCTAACGATGATAATATATGGATTTTTGATAAAATTTACGATTGTTTTGAAAATAAATTAGATATGAAAGTGATATCACCATTGGATAAAATTATGGTAAATCATTATATGGTAGGCGATTCATTTGATGTACATAGAGATTTATATTTTAATAAACAAATATACACTATGATGGTAAATTTATCAATTGATTATGAGGGTGGTGAATTTGAATTATTTGAACCATATGTTTATATAGAAAAGGGTATTGGCAATGCCTGTATATTTGATAACAACAGATTGCATGGAGTTAAGGAAATAACAAATGGAGATAGATGGACTATGTTAGCATTTTTCTTAATTGATAATTTTTATAAAAAAAATAAATTAATATGAAAATATTAATATATACAAATTATAGAACGGGTTCTAAATCATTAGGAGAATGGTTGAGTAACGAATTAAATTGCGATTATTATCACGAACCATTGAATCAAAGTAATGAATATGCTATAATAAATAGCGGATTGTTTGATTTAAAAAGAATTCAAAATTGTATAGTAAAAGTATCACCAGGAGATGGGTTTGATTTATCATATTTGAATAACGTATTTGATAAAATAATCATTTTATATAGAGAAAATACATTAGAGCAATCCGAAAGTATGTGTTGGTCTATTGTTAATAAAATATACCATCATCATTATTCAGGAAATTCGTTTAAATATGCTTACTACGATTTATCCGATGAATGGAAATCCGAAAATATGGATAAGATATTAGAATTGAAGAATAACTTTGATAAAGAAAAAGAATTTTTTAAATCATTAGAATATGGATTACAACTATCATACGAAGAATTATACTATTCAGATTTGGGAATAAAGTTGATTGAAGATTATATTGGTTTTGTTTCTAAAGCAAAAATAAATCCAATAAACAAATTAAGAGGTGGTACGCAAAATAAAAGAAATCTTTTATAATTAATTTAATTTGGTTTTTTTAAAAATTTTCACTATATTGTGAATATGATTATAGTACCCGAAACTCCAATAACGGATGTTAGTTTTACTAAATGGAATCCGTGCATTAAAATAGAAATGAAAGATGAATCTTTAGAGGAAGTATTTTATTACTATGTCATTCCACTAATAGATGTATCACAAGAAGAATTAGAAAATAATTTAGAAACCATACCATCGTTATGGTCATCTGAGTCTACTGAATTTGAATCAGAAGAAGGTATTACACTATATACTATGCGATTATTTGATGAAGATTTGCCAGAATTGACTACAGAAGAGGAAGTTGAAATACTTTACAAAATTTTAACAAAAAAAGAACTCTATTAATTTGGAAATTTGAAAAAATTTTTGTATATTTGTGGTATCTTTTTATTATTACTCTAAAGCAGACAGCACAGAAGCACTAAAAGATTAAAATAAAACTTAAAAATAAAGGTTATGAAACAAAAGACAGAAAAAGAACTGAAAGACAACTACGAGAGGTTTATTGCTATCATCAAAAAATATTTTACAGGAGATAGGTTAGAGAAACTTCTTTTTATGTATTCAGAAGATGAATTAGGACCAAATCTTGCAATATCACCTGCAAGTGGAAATGCTGGATATCACAATTGTTATACAGGTGGATATATTGACCATATTTTTAATGTTTGTAAAAATGCACTTAAAGTTAAAGAATTATTTATTCAGCTTGGTGGTAAGCCAGATTTTACCGATGAAGAATTAATATTTTGTGCATTACATCACGATTTAGGTAAGTTGGGTTCTAAAGGTAAACCATACTATGTACCAAATCCTTCAGATTGGCATATTAAAAATCAGGGTAAAGTATATGCTTCCAATGATACATTACATCATATGACTCATACCGATAGAACTATGTTTACATTACAACATTATGGTATTTCGGTTACCGAAAAAGAATACTTTGGTATGAAACTTACAGATGGTATGTATGATGAAGATAATGTAAAATATTTAAAAGTATTTGATGCTAAAAAAGCAATTAAATCAAATTTACCACATTTAATGCATTGGGCAGACCATATGAGTACCGTCATTGAATCACAAGATAATACTTTATAATGACAATTTGTCATTTTTAATTTAAAAAGTATGACAATAGTTCATACTTTTTTTATTGGTACGCATATTGTATTATATTTGTAAACTAAAATTAAAATTATTATGTACACAACAACAACTTTAACAAATTTAGACAATTTATTTGAAACGTTTTTCACAAACGATTTTTCTACTTACAAAAAATTACCTTCTCATTATGAAGCAAAAGTATTGGAAGATGGTAAATTACAGGCAACATTTAGTGTTTTAGGACACGATATAAAAAACATTAAATTATATGTTACCGAAGAAGAGGTATCAATCAAAGCAAAAAAAGAAGAAAATACTTCTAAATTAGTAGAAGATATTGATATTACGTTTAGTATAGGCGCTGATTACGATGGAACTAAAACAGAAGCTAAATTTTCTAATGGGTTACTTATTTTAACAATCGATAAAAAGGAAGAAAGAAAAGCCAAATCAATTCAAATTAAAGTTGGTTAATTCGATTTTTTTTAGTATCTTTAATGGGTAGAACATCATTGCTCTACCCATTTTTTATTTTATAAACTATTTATTAGTATGATTTACACAGAACAAATTCAAAATCTTTTAGAATCCATTGATGGAAAATTAAGGATTTTACAAAACGGAATTACAGGCGCACAACATATGACTCCTGCGGAAGCTCATAAGGTATTAGAAGATTGTAGAAAAGCAGTTGAACGTGTTGCCGAATTAACAAGAATCAACAGATAATGAACTGGCTGAAATTTTTAGTGGGTTTTTCCGCACTAATTATTGCAGGATGTGCGGCTTATTTCTCTGTAACGGGTTTAGGTGTTCTTTTTGCAGGAGCATCTATATCAGTTATGGTAATGGCTAGCTCTTTGGAGTTTGCTAAATTAGTTGCAGCAACTTATCTCAAACAAAAATGGGATGAAATTAAAGGTTTTAACAAATGGTATTTAACATCAGCCGTAGCATTATTGATGTTAATTACATCTGCCGGTATTTTTGGCTATCTTTCTAATGCTTTTCAGGCACAATCACTTAAATTGCAAGTTGTAGATAGAGAAATAGCTGTTTTTCAAACAAAAATCGACCAAAATACGGCTCAAATTACTCAATTAAACGAACAATTGAGTGGGCTTTCGCAAACACAATCAACAATTTTAGAAAAAGGTAAGGTAAATAATCGTTTACTGCGTAGTATTGACAGTAAAGACCGCCAAACTGCTAAAATTAACTCAAAAATTGAGAATTTACAAACTGAAAATGCTCAAAATACCGAAAAAATTAACGAAATTAAGTTAAAAAATTTAGATTTAGAAAAGGAAGTGGGTGGATTTCGATTTGTAGCCGAAGCATTTGGTATGGAATTGAAAAATGTTGTAAAATTTTTCATATTTTTGATTGTAATTGTGTTTGACCCACTTGCGGTAGCACTTATTATCGCATTTAACGGGTTAGTTGAAGATAAAAAAAAGAAGCAGAGAGATATTTTAACCGAAATGATGGAAAATGACCAAAAATTAGGTTTATATGAGGTATATGGTGATACTAAAGAAGATTTAGTGGAAAATATTTCACAAAATATCGAAGATAATGGAAAAAATTTACCAATTGAGGAGAAAACTGAAGAATTGGTGGAAAATAATCTAAATCTAAAATGGGAAGATTACATGCATCCCGAATTTCCTTGGAATAATCGTAAATTATGGATAAATAACCCAAAAGCGGTTAATTATTGGTTAAATACACAGGGTGGTACGCCCAAAGCTCTCGTTAAAATCAGAAACGAAGAGGAAAATGTAAAAACATACTAAAATATTTGGTTTTATCATATTTTTTGTTTATATTTGGTAAAACTAATAAACTTTAAAATATGAATTTAGGATACGCTTGTATTAATATGTCGATGGGTAAGAAAGTTTCTACCAATCGTACAATGGTTAAAAGAACTTTTCAATCTAAAGGATTGGATTATGTTTCCGAGCTGGCATTGGCTAATGCAAGTGATATTATTAAGATTTTAGAATGGAATAGATTAAATGGTATCAATTTCTTCCGTTTATCATCTGCAATCATTCCGTGGGGTGACCATATCGATTTAACTCAACTTAAAGATTATAAACAAATCAAATCGGAACTAAAAAAAGCAGGTGATTTTGCAAAATTTCACAATATGCGTATAAATTCCCATCCAGGTCCATTTTGTGTATTAACTTCTCCTAATGAGAATGTTGTAACAAATGCAATTGCTGATTTAGAATTGCATGGTAAGATATTTGATATGATGGAGTTATCTAAAACAACATATAATAACATTAATATTCATTGTAATGGTGTATATGGTGATAAACAATCTGCTATGGATAGATTTATCGCCAATTATAAAAGACTCTCTAAATCCGTTCAAAAAAGACTTACAATTGAGAATGATGATAAAGCATCTATGTACTCTGTTAAAGATTTGATGTATATCCATAAAAATACAGGTATTCCTATTGTATTTGATTATCATCATCATCAATTTTGTACAGGCGATTTATCCGAAGAACAAGCTCTTAAATTAGCTGCAACTACTTGGCCTAAAGATATTAGACAAGAAGTTCACTATTCGGAATCAAAAGCATTACACGAAAATAATCCAAAAGAAAAACCACAAGCTCACTCACTATATATAAATTCATTACCAAACACATATGGATTGGATATAGATGTTATGGTGGAAGCAAAGGGAAAAGAATTAGCAATATTACCATTTATTAAATAATATGAAAAAGTATTTAGCACAAGCCGCATTTAAATCATCATCAAATGATGTAAAATATTCAATGTACATTGGAAGATGGCAACCTTGGCATGAAGGACATCGTTGGTTAATAGACCAAAGATTAAACGAAGGAAAAAATGTTTTAATCTGCATTAGAGATGTAGAGCCCGATGAGAAGAATCCGTGGACTCCATTAGAAGTTATGCAAAATTTAACTGATAAATTATTAGATTTAATTCAGAAACGAAGAGTAAAGATTATTATTATACCTGATATTGAATCTATTAATATTGGTAGAGGTGTTGGGTATGATGTAATTGAACATTGTCCACCAGATGATATCAAAGAAATATCAGCAACATCGATTAGAAATAAAATGAAAGAGGAGGGTAAACTATGATTGTAGAAAGAAAAAGGCATATAGCTAAAACCATTTCATATAGAATTATAAGTACTTTAATTGGATTTGTAATAATGTGGGGTGTTAGTGGTTCAATTAAAGTAGGAGCCGCTTTTGGTATAGCAGAATTAGTATATAAGCCTATCCAATATTACATACACGAACGTATATGGTATAAATGGATTAAATACGGATTAAGAAAAGAAAATTATGGAAAACCAAGGAAAAACACAAAAACAAATTAAATTTTCAGAAGATGCATCATTCTATGCAATTATAGGATTGTTGATAACATTGATAATTACAATAATAATAAACTAAAATATGAAATTAATCGTTGACAAACAAAGAAATGGATTAGCTAATCCGGAATTTGTTAAATACTTAAAAAAGCCAGTATTAAAATCCGAATTAACTCAATTTGAGGCTGATGTATTAAAAGATACATTATTTGCTGCATTAAAAGGATTGGGTGGAGTTGGTTTATCGGCTAATCAAATTGGAGTTAATAAAAGAGCTTGTGTTATTAAATTTAATGATGAGGAATTATTCCTATTAAACCCTGTTATTACACAACGTTCTAATGATGGATTTATCTTTTATGAAGGATGTCTTTCTATGCCAGATACAATGAAGAAACCTGTTAGAACCATTCGTTCTACAAAAGTTGTTGTAATGACTGATAATTTGGGAGAATTAACATTTGAAATAAATCCAGAAGAAGATAGAAAAGGAGAAAAAGTATCTGATGATACTATGAAAACAGTTATTGTTCAGCATGAAATTGACCATTTAGATGGCATTACTATTAAAGATAGAGTGTATTCTACCACTGTTGTTAAAAAGCAAGATTATGGTAGAAATGATAAAATTGTAATGAAATCTAAAGATGGTGAATTAGTTGAAGTTAAATTCAAACATGCAAACAAATATTTTTTACAAGGATATGAAGTAGTATAATATGGAATTAATAATAATATTTTTATTTGTATGTGTAGCAGCTGCTGGATATACAATTTTTAATCTTCTAAATAAATTAGAAAAATTAGAAGATTTTATAGAAGAACAAGAACAATATAATATAACATTACTGGAGACTTTGCGAGATATAGATTCTAAGCAAATGTTTGAGAAGGATGATGAAGTAGGTTCTTTATTTACTCAAATAAAAGAAACTATTGAAACTTTCAAACAAATTTAAAAATGCCAAGAAAAAGAGTACCCAGAGTATATTTCACAAAAGATACTGAAGATGCAATCATCGAATATAATAAAACCGATGACCAACGTATAAAAAACAAATTATATAAAGATAGGATTCAGCATTCTTTTGAAAAGTTAGCAGAAATTGTATATAATAAATGGAAGTTTTCATACTTCGATGATGACCCTCAAGATGTAATGGCAGAAGTTGTTGCATTTATGATTGAAAAGATTCATATGTATCAAGAGGGTAAAGGTAAAGCATTCTCTTACTTTACTATTGTTGCAAGAAATTATCTTATTTTAAATAATAATTCAAATTACAAAAGATACAAAGATACAGATGTAATGTCATCTTTGCCTGATAATTGGGATACTGAAAATAATTGGGCAGAAGAAGTTCGTAATGATGAACATAGAACATTCAATGATAGAATGTTATTATATTGGGATACTCATTTAGAAAATTTCTTTCAAAAGAAAAGAGACATTCAAATTGCAGATGCTGTTTTAGAGTTATTTAGAAGAGCTAATTATATAGAAAGTTTCAATAAAAAGAGTTTATATCTACTTATTAGAGAAATGACAGGCTACCCTACTCATTATATAACTAAAGTTGTCAATAAAATGAAAGAAAGACAAATGGAGTTATATAACGAATTTGATAGAGAGGGTGATATTAAAATTTAACATTATGGTCTTATTAGGTATTTCCGCATTTTATCACGATTCTGCGGTATGTTTATTTGAAGATGGAAAAGTAATAGCAGCAATTGAAGAAGAAAAATTATCAGGAATAAAACACGATAATTCATTTCCATCTAAAGCAATTAAATGGGTTTTACAATATTCTAAAAAAAGTATATCAGATATTGATACGATATGTTGGTATGAGGACCCTGCTTTAAAATATGATAGAGTCAAAAATACATTAGGAAAGAATTGGTGGAAGCATCGTAAGACATGGAAAAAATTTAAAGAAGAATTTGATAAAACGGAAGGTGATTTAAGTGTATATCTTGCTAAAAAATTAAATTTTACAGGTAAAATAGAATATGTAAAACATCATAATTCTCATTTAGCATTTTCATATTATACATCCCCATTTCACGATGCGGTTGGGATTTCAATAGATGGAGTTGGTGAATGGGAAACGGCTTTGGCTATTAGATGTAAAGATAATACATTTGAAGAAATTAATTCTATGAAATTTCCAAATTCATTAGGATTGGTATATTCAACTATTACTGCGTATTTAGGGTTTAAACCAAATGGTGGAGAATACAAGGTAATGGGATTAGCACCATACGGAGATGCATGCAGATTCAAAGATGTTTTTGATAAAATGTTTAGATTTGATAGTAAAGGTGTAATTGAAATCAATCAAAAATATTTTACTTGGAAATACTCAAATACCGATATGTACACATATGATTTGGTTAAATTGATTGGTATTGAACCAAGAGAACCTGAATCAAATATAGAACAACATCATATGGATTTAGCAGCTGCTTTACAAAAATGGTATGAAAGTTGTTTTTATTTTTTTGTAAACAATTGTATGCAAAATGCCGATACATCTAATTTAGTATTAGGAGGCGGTTCTGCTTATAATGGAACTGCAAATGGTAAATTACAAAAACATACATCAGTTAAAAATTTATGGATACCATTTGCACCATCTGATGCCGGCTCTGCTATTGGAGCATGTTTATATTATTGGCATAATGTATTGGATAATCCTAAAGTAATTAATGGTGATAATATATCTCCATATTTAGGACCAAATTGGAATTCGAAAGAATTGACTGATATTATCTCTAAAGAAAAATCGGAAAATAAACAATTGGATGTTAAAATATATAATGATAAAAATAGATTATTAACTAAAGTTGCTAAACTTATTAACGATGGTAATATTATAGGTTGGTTTCAAGGTAGAACTGAATTTGGTGCAAGAGCATTAGGTAATCGTTCTATATTAGCAAATCCACATTTACCGGATGTTAGAGATAGAATAAACAAAGTTGTAAAGAAGAGAGAAATGTTTAGACCATTTGCTCCATCTGTTACGTTCGAAGATTATGAAAAGTACTTCTCATCAGAAAGTGAAGTTCCATATATGAATCAAGTGGTTAAGGTAACTAATTACAAATCAATTCCATCAGTAACGCATGTCGATGGTTCTGCCAGAATACAAACATTAAAAAGAGAAATGAATCCTCTTTATTATGATTTATTGAAACATTTTGAAAAGATTAGTGGAACACCTATATTATTAAATACTTCATTTAATTTAAGAGGTCATACAATGACAAATGACCCTAAAAAAGCAATTTGGACATTTTTAAATTGTGATATGGATTATTTAGTATTGGGTAACTTTTTAATTAGTAAAAAATGAAATTATACGCATACGGAGATAGTTGGACAGAAGGACAGGGTTGTAGATTAGAAGAAGAAAATACTATAAAAGATAGAATGTATCTTAAAGATTTTCGAAACAAATATTCTTGGCCAATCAAATTAGCTAATAAATTAAGATGTGACCACGAAAATAATGGTTGGAGTGGTAGAGCTAATAATTTAATTTTTAATGATGTCATTTCCGATTTGAGAAATAGTAAAATACACAAAGGAGATTTGGTTGTAATAATGTGGAGTTCATCGCTTCGTGACCACGTACATTTTTTACCAAAAGGAGAGTGGATTAGTTGGTCAATAAAAGAACTTACCTTATTACCACATAAATTTTTTGAATCATATAAGTTTGGAGATGATAAATACAATAATTTTTTAGAAGAATATAAACGATTCTTCTTAGAAAATATGTTTAATCAAAACTATTATAATATCATAAATCAAAACTATATTGTGTTTTTGCAAAAGATGTTAGAAGAATATGGTGTAAATTATCTTATGCTCGATGCGTTTGATATGATGGTGCAAGATTTGAATAGAAAAGATGATATAACACATTTGATAAATAAAAAAACATATTGGGGATTTTCCAAACAAACTATACGAGATTTTTTAGTAAAAGTATCCGATGAATCGGCTTGGGAATACCCAAATTCATTTGAAGAAATACCATCCAAACATCCAAATGAAAATGGTTATAATCTAATAAGTGAAGAAATTTATAATTATATAGTGAAGAATAACATAATTTAATATGGGCGCAGAATTTCAATTATTTGATGGTAAAAATTTATCATCATTATTTAAAGATATATACGATAATCAGCAAAACAAAAAGAAGAACATATCAGATATGATTGAATCTCTTCGTAAGTTGATTAAAAATGTTGGTGAAGCAACTGTTTTAGCTCCAATTATTAGAGATTTAATAGATACATCAGTTAAAAATGATGACCATTTAATTAAATTGGCTACAATTGCACAAAGGCTTGCAGCAGCTGAAGCCAAAGGTATTGGTGAAGATGGTTGGTTAAGTGAGCATGAAAAAACACAATTACTTACAGAATTAGAAGATACTGTAAATGAAATAGATAAAAAGAATGAAGAAAAATTGGTTGATATTCAAATAGAATTAGATGATATTAAATCAAAACTTTAATGGGTAATATAGAATCATATTTAGCAACGGTAAATAAAGTTTTTACTATTGATATGGACTTAAATCCATATGAAACGGGTGATAATGCGGATTATGTATCTGTTTATAATAAAAATAAAGATTTTTCCGATAAAGATGCTAGATTATATGGAGCTATAACTTACATATATCCAGATATGACTACCGAATATTATGCTTATCCGTTTGATAAGAATAATTTTACAATGCCAATTAAAGGTGAGACTGTATTAATAATCGAAATAGATAAATCTAATATATTTTGGTTACCATATTCAGTAACACCATATACAAATTATAGGAGAGATTATGTTACATATAAAGAATTAGAACCAACCGATAATACTAAACCAGTTTCAGCCGGAGATGGTGGTAAATCATTAAGAGAAACAAAAGAATCTGGAGGTCAAACTAATTCTACGAATAAAACAAATTCTACAAATGAATATAAAGTAAATGAAAAAATAAAATTCTTAAAATTAAGACAAGGAGATACCATATTGAGTGGTAGAGTAGGGAATACGATTAGATTTAGTGAATTTTTTTTAACTGAAGATGGTAAAACTGCATCGCCTGGAATATTCATTCGTAACAAACAAAATCCTGAATTAGATTCAAAAAAAATTGGAGAATTAGTAGATGAAGATATTAACAAAGATGGTACATCGATTTATATCACATCTAATAAAATAAAAGTTCCATTTAAAGAAGAAATAAAAAAAGAAAAAAAAGCATTTAAAGATTATCCTAATTCTAAAGATTTAAGTGGTGACCAATTATTTGTAAATTCTGATAGAATTATACTATCGGCTAAATCAAAAGAGTTTATTATTTTTGGTAAAGGTAACACAGGCGTAATAACTGATGGTCAATATTCAATAGATGCTGCAAAAGATATTTACTTACATACTGATAAAAATGTAACAATACATTCAGCAGGCGCAAACCAAATATTTCTTAATTCTGAAAATGGTAAAATATTTTTAGGAAAAAATAAAGGAGAAGGAGCTGCAGGAGCCGATGTACAAAAAATGGTATTGGGTGGTGAGTTGGTTAAATTGATGGGAGAATTAATAGATGCTATAACAAAGCAACAATATTTAACACCAGCAGGTCCATCATCAACAGGGCCTACAAATGTATCTCAATTTGTTAGTATAAAAAGTAAATTGAATACGTTATTATCTGCTAAAAACTTTTTAAGTAAATCATAATGTCTTGGAAAACTTTCAAATCCACATTATTACCACAAATGCAAAACAACTCTTATAGGAGTATTAGTGATTTTGCAAAAGCATTTACATTTGCATATGATACGGCAATAAAATCGGGAAAAGACCCAATAAATGGTGTACCTTTATTAAAAGGAAATCCTGTTTTGATGCAAGAATCTATAATTAAATTTTTAGAACAAACACAAAAAGCTAAAGTAGTTACTTTTTTAGAAGTAGTAGGACCGGCTGTTATCATATATTGGGTAGGTGGAAAAATGTCACCTTTCCCACCACCAAACATTCCCGCTCCCGGTTCAATTAAAAATATTGCAACTACTACCGGAATTGTATTAAAGCCGGGAAGTTGGACATCAATGAAAGTTCCACCAAATAATAACCCAGAACAATTTTTAGATTCATTTATCAATTCTGCTAAAATTCATCTAACAACTGTATCGGGTATTTATTCAGTAATAGCACAATACCCACCACCAGCTCCACCCGCACCGGGTATAGTTAATTGGTCTGGATATAAAGTTCCTGATTAAATTTAATCTTTTTATATTTATTACTAAACATATACGCAATTATTATGGATTCAAAATTATTAGTAGGTTTAATTAAAGAAGTTGTTAAAAGCGAAGTAAAGCAACAAGTTAAAGAAGAATTAGCTAAATTAATTAAATCTGGTGCGGTTACATTAAACTCACAAAAGAAAACATCTACTCCATCATTGAGAGAGATGACAGAAGTTGCTCCTACGAATATTAGAAAGCAACAACCTATTGTACAACAACAAAGACCTCAAATCAAAAAGGAATTTTCAAAAGACCCAATGATTAATGAGATTCTTAATATGACAACTCCATTTACTGCTGAGCAAAGAAAAGAAGGAGCTCAGGCAGTAAGTAGTGTGTTAGATATGTTACAACCACAAATGAGTGTTGAAGAAGATTGGGATACTATGGATTTTAGAGGAATAGAAGCTCCTCAAAATATTCCACAACAATTTGAATCAACCGGCGATGGATTACAAGATGCTACGATAAAAGCATTGACAAGAGATTATTCGGAATTAGTAAAGAGATTTAAATAATGGCAATAGAGCTTGGTAAAGTAAATGTAGTAGATTTAACGGAAAACGAATACAAAGTATTAGGTATTGGTATAAACACAACGTCTAATTCTAATGGTATATTTTCTACAAATTTTACAACACTAAGTCAAGCAAAAAGTAATTTAATTAATCTGATTCTTACAAAAAAAGGAGAAAGATTAATGCAACCTGATTTTGGTTGTGATATATGGAAAGTTTTGTTTGAACCTATTGATAATATAGAAGTATCTATTGAAAATTCTATAATAAATGCCGTTTCTATATGGTTGCCATATTTGAATATAAATGAAATAATATTTGATTATGATGAAAATGATATAGATACTAATAGAGTAGCATTGGATATAAAATTTTCATTAGTGTCTAATCCATCATTATCAGAAACAATACAAATAAATGTAGAAAAATAAAATGGCAATAAATCCTATTAAAAAAACATTTGGTACTAAACGAAGTTTAAATTATTTGGGTAAAGATTTTGATTCTTTCAAACAAAATCTTATTGATTATACCAAAACGTATTTCCCAAATACATATTCGGATTTTAATGAAGCATCTCCTGGTATGGTGTTTATAGAACAAGCTGCCGCTTTAGGTGATGTTTTATCATTTTATCAAGATACACAATTAAAAGAATCAATGTTAGCACATGCTACCGAACGTAAAAACGTTTTAGCATTGGCTCAATCTATGGGATATACTCCAAAAGTAACATCTCCGGCAATAACAACTATAACGGTTTATCAATTAGTACCATCTAAAGGAGCTCCTAATTATGAACCAAATGATTCATATTATCTTAAAATAAAAGATGGTATGGAAATTGAATCATCTACAAATAATACGATTGTATTTAGAACAATAGATGCTGTGGATTTTGCAAATGATACTGATAGAGAAATTGATGTGTATGAGAGAGATGCAAATGGAGTTCCATTGCAATATTTGATAACAAAAAAAGTAAAGGCTATTTCCGCAAGAGAAGTATCTACTACAATAAATTTTGGTTCATACGAAGAATATCCTACCGCAGATTTAAACGATACGGATATAATTGAAATAACTTCAGTAACATCTGATAATGGGAATACTAAGTGGTATGAAGTTCCATATTTAGCACAGGAAAGTATATTTGTTGAACAACCAAATAAGCAATCCAATACTGGTAATTTATCAAATTTATCTACAGATGTTCCATATATTTTGGAAGTGCAAAAAGTACCATATAGATTTTCTACAAAAGTAAATTCAGATAATACAATAACTTTACAATTTGGTAGTGGAGATAATTCGTTAAATGATGAAACTATTTTACCAAATCCAAAAAATGTAGGATTAGGATTAGCAAATTCTATTAGTAGATTAAATAAAGGAATTGACCCATCAAATTTTTTAAAAACAAATACATTTGGAGTAGTTCCTGTAAATAAAACTTTAACTGTAAATTATTTAGTTGGAGGTGGTATAGCATCGAATGTTAATCAAGGTGATTTAATTTCTATTCGTAAAATTGAATTTGAAGAAGATTTACTTTCATTCAATAGTGATACCGAATTAAATGCATACAATGCGGCAAAAGGTACTGTTGCAGTTGAAAATTTGGAAGCAGCTATTGGTGGTAGAGGTGCAGAAACTATCGAAGAAATTAGACAAAATGCGTTAGCAATGTTTGGTTCTCAAAATAGAGCTGTAACCAAACAAGATTATATGGTAAGAGCTTTATCTATGCCAGAAAGATATGGTAGTGTTGCAAAAGTTTATGTAAGCCCCGATGGAGAAGTAGATAATAATTCTCCTGCATCAATATTAGCATCTCCTCAAAATATAGCAGAGTTTGTTGGATTGGTAGATGGGTTGAAAGATAAATCTAAACAAGATATTCAAAAAGAGTTAGTTAAATATCTTACGCAAAAGAAAACAGCTATTGCCGAAGTTAATAACCCATTTGCAATTAATATGTATGTATTGGGGTATGATTCTAATAAAAAATTAACTCAAATAAACCAAGCAGTTAAACAAAATCTTAAAACCTATTTAGGTGAATATAGAATGATGACTGATGCTGTTAATATAATTGATGGATTTATTGTTAATATTGGTGTTGATTTTGAAATAATATGTTATTCAAATTATAACAAAAGAGAAGTTGTTGCAAATTGCTTAACGGAAATTCAAAATTATTTTGAAATAGATAATTGGACATTCAATAAACCAATAAACATTTCAGAAATAGAATTGATATTAGCAAATGTTGAAGGTGTAATGAGTGTACCATCGGTTAAAATTTCAAATATTTGTAGAAGTGATAGTAATCAAAACTATTCACCCAATAGATACAATATAGATGAAGCAACTAAAGGTAAGATAGTTTATCCATCTTTAGACCCTTGCATCTTCGAAGTAAAATACCCTAACAAAGATATAAAAGGAAGAGCTTTATAATATGCATAAATTTTTCACATCATCATACGATGCCAGTATCTACCTACAACAACCTGAACAAAACGCAGGTAGAGATGAGATATTAGAGGTTGGTAAACTATACTATGGTTCTACAAAAGATATTGCTAGAACTTTAATTAAATTTGATGTAACTACTATGGGAATTCCAAGTGGTTCATCTGTATATTTAAATTTAAAGTCTGCAAGAGCCGAAGAGATTCCATTAGAATATACAATTTATGCAAATGCGGTTTCTCAAAGTTGGACAATGGGGACTGGAACTAAATTTGATAATATAACATCCGATGGAGTTAGTTGGAAATATAGAAATGGAAGTAATAAATGGGTTTCATATGATACAACAGGAGGAACGGCAGTTTATACTTCAAATACAACAGGTTCTGCAAACGCTGAAGGTGGTGTATGGTATTTAAGTGGTTCAACATCTCAATCTTACAGCTATGAAGATGCGGATATTAGAATGAATGTTACTAACATTGTAAATTTATGGTTAAGTAGTTCCATACCAAATAATGGATTTATATTACATCATAGTTTAGATGCCGAATCCGATACAACCGATTATGGTGTATTAAAATTCTTTTCAAAAGAAACAAACACAATATATGAACCAAAATTAGAAGTAGTTTGGAATGATGTATCATTTGTAACAGCAAGTTTGACACCAACAACCGGTTCAGCGGAAGATGGTTATAAAGTAGTTTTAACTAATTTAAAAAACAAATATCCTGCAAATGAAACTATAAAAATAAGAGTTAAAGGTAGAGATGCTTTTCCTTTAAAATCGTTTGGAACTACATTTGAATATGACCAAGTGAAATATTTACCATCTACTACATATTATCAATTAGAAGATTATAAAACGGGAGAAATAATATACCCATTTGGAAATTATACTAAAGTAAGTTGTGATTCTACATCCAATTACTTTAATTTGAGCTTAAATACATTACCAATTAATAGAACTTATAAATTAAAAATTAAAATAGTTGAAGATGGTATTTCTACCATAATAGATGATAAATTAATTTTTGAAATAGTATAAAATGACAGGATTAGAAGCAATCGCAAATAAGTTAGAAGAAAAAAGAAAATCGGAATTAGAATCGATACTAAGTATTTCCGGCTCAACTGCTATTGCAAAAAATGAATATGGTGTTACAATAGTTAAAGATGATAATATAGCATCATCGTTAGTATTTAAGGAATTAAATAAACCTAAATACGATGAAGCTGAATTATTGAAAGCTATTGATTTAAATATAAAAGAACTTAAACCTGATATACCAAAAGTAAATTTAGATTTAGTTCCAAAAGCATTATATACTGATGAGGTTGCAACTAATGAAGATTTAAGAAAGCAGGTTTCCGATTTAACAAAAGAAGTAGATACATTAAATACAAATATTAATGATTTAAAAGCTAAAGTTGAAACGGAAGTAAATAATAGATTATCAATTGAACAATCAAATGATGCATTGGTTAACCAATTAAATACTTTAACACAAACTGTTGATGATTTTGCTTTACAAATACAAAACTCATTACAAAAATCAGTAGAAGAGGGTATTCTTAGAGCATCTTTGCAATCTCAAAATACAGGATTTAAAGCACAAATTCAGGCGTTAATCAAACAAATTGATTCATTGAATTCAATTATTGAAGGTTTACAATCTCAATTAGGAGCAGTTCAGAACCAGCAAGCAATCGTACAAGGTACTCAAGCACAAGCTATGGCAGCTGGTGCAGATGTTATAAATGATGTAGCAATAGTTAAATTAGACCCACAAGAAGATGCAAATGCACCAAAATTATGGGCTAGATTTAGTGCAACCGGCGCCAATCAATGGAAAAATGGAAAAAAATTATCAATAACTAATAATGATAAACAACCAATTACAGTTACAATAACTGTAAAAAATCCAAAAGATAGAGAATTTTATAAAATTCCACAAAAAAGTTTTAGTATGAGTCCAGGTGAAAGTAAAGATATGGAATTTACACTAAATTTTGATGCAGTTGGTGATTTGGATTCTCGCAAAAAGGGTGGATGGTTCAATGGTAAATCTCACTCTGCTGAATATAAAGATGGTTCTATGAAAGTATCAATTACTCGTTCTGATGGAACTACAAAAGATAAAACTTATGAAACAGGTTTTGGAAAATATCACCCAGATTCATACTAATAGATTATGAGCATTAAAAAATATACAAATATAGATAACATAAATAATAATTCTGAAAATGAAGGACAATTTCTTCAATCGGAAGATTTATTTATTGTAACCAAAAATCAAATAGAAGATACCGATTTTGGCGATTGTAAGCATGATGTTATGGAAGTATCTGTTTATGATATAAATAATAATTTACTTCCACATAAATCTGGCAAAAATGTAGCTTATGTAAAGACCGGAGATATTAAAAATTATCTATATAATATAACAAATAATGCTGGACAAAAAGAACTTGCGATAGATATTGAGAAATTACTCAATGATTTGGGAGTCACAAATGGAATTCTGAAAGTTAAGATAAATTTTGTTAGAAATAAAGTTGGTTCTGATAATGAATTAACTAAAGTTTGGATACATGAAATTTCTCCATCACGTACCGAAATTAGAATATTGCCATTAAAAACAAAAGATGATAATATTAATCAAATAACTAATAAAGAATTTACTAATATAAACAATTTAAGTAAAGATTTTAAATATTATAAAAAAAATATATTAAATGCATTGGATTCGTTTGAATCAAATTATTTAGATTCAATAACCAATTTAATGGTTAATAAATTTGGTAAAGATTTTCAATCTATATTGCGTAAAGATTTTGGATTATCGAATTTTGATGAATTTAAAAAAAGAATATTTTTGGATTTTAAAAGAAGTGTAACATATTGGTTAAGTAATAGAGAATATAACATAGCAAATTCTAATTATGGAAAACCATCGGTTATCAGATTTGAAGATTGCGAACAATATGATTTTCAAAGATTATTAAATGATATACAAATTATTTTAAAAGATAGTATAGATTATAATACAAAAACATTAAAAAGAAGAGATATTACTATAAAATCTTTACCAAAAGAATTTGAAATAGTTTCTCTTAAAAAGCAAGTGGAAGATTTAGTTGGAAATATTTCTATAAAAGAAGAAAAAGTTAGAAACGTATTTAATCCACAAAACGTTTCAATTGATGCTAAAGGTGTAAATTTAAAAGAAATTGCAAATCCAATTGAATTTATTCCCGAACCTATTAAGGCAATCGAACCAAAACCAATTGAAGTAATAAAGCCAATTAAAGAAATACCACCAGCTCCAATAGAAGAAATACCTGTACCAAGAGGTGGCGGCGGAGGTGGACGTACTTTCAATGAACCTATTATATATGATGAAGGACTATATAACGGAACACATCAACCAATATACAGACCACGTCAGGAAGAATATACATAAAATTATCAATAGGATATTTATAATAAAGAATAAAAAGTGATAGCAGCTTTAGATAACATTTTTGGTGGAGAACCAACATTGGGTGCATATGATGGAACAAGTGGAGCATATACTGCTTTTGGCGGAGGTGGTGGAGGTGGATACACTCCTCCTGTAACTCCTAATCCATTATTTGTACCACCATCATATACAAATCAAATAACAAATGATATTATTAAAATAAATTTAATATCAAATTTAGGAGAAGTTGAATTTGTAGAAAATGGTATATCTAAAGGATTTGGTACAAATCTTACAATCGATTATTCTCCTGCATCTACATTTAATACTTCAAAAAGATATGAAGTAATTAAGACCGGCTATAAATCAACTAGATATTACGAAGTTTCAGTAAAAAAAACTTATCAAAATACGGATTTTAATTATTCTACTAATTACAATTATGTAAATAATGGTAGCTATAATGTATCGGATGCATTTGGATTAAATCAATATCAAAATTCTAATATATTTAATTGGAACTATAATATAGGACCAACAGTAACTGCGGTTGATTATAAATATTCTGAAATACTTTCTATACAAGATTTTGATTTGCAATCTGATGGAAGTTATAAACCTGGTAATACGAATACATTTAATTTTGGAACAATTACATTAAATTTTGATTTATCTCCAATCGCTAAAAATGATATAGCACCACCAAACATAGCAACAGATGTTATAATACCATCTGCTCCATTGGAATATGAAATTGCATTCTCTTCTAACTTTAGACAAGAGTTAGCAAATAATGTTGTGTTAAATTATACCATATTTGCTAATGATGGTACAATTTCGGATGAAGGAAAATTAAATTTAGCTCAAAGTAATATTATCAGAACTATTGATAAAAATGCTTTGAATGGTAGAGTTGATTTTAAAATTGAATATGTAAATAAACCTGCAGAATATGGTTTAACTCAAATATACCAAACAACAAATACTGCTAAATTAGCAGAGGCTCCTCAAAATTCTATTGATTTTTCAAAATGGAATACACAAACATCTGCATTTTCATTACCGGCTGAACAACTTAAATCTGGTATTTCTATTGTAGTTTTATTTGAGAAAGAAATAAATGTAGCTAGACCTATAATAAGTTTAGATACTACTCAATATAGTTTACAAGTAAAAGATTCTGATTTAGAAAAATCGGTAAGTATTCCATTCAAAACAAGCAATACAGATAATGTAAGAATTTATATAGATGGTAAAGCTGATACATTATTAGTGCCAGCAACAGATGGATTTGTTACATTATATTTCCAAAAAGATTTTTCAGAAGTATATGGTACTAAAAAAATAGTTTTAGTAGCAGAATCAAAACAATATGGTACAGGTGATTCGGTAACAGCTTTAATTACATTCACAGCTGTAAACGATTTTCCATCAATTACGGAAATATCATATACAGATACAATTGATATACCATCATTTTCAGATTTTAATATAGATTTAAAATACGAATATGTATCATTTGCATCATCTACAATTGATGTAGATTTAAAAGCAAAAGATGGTAGTAGAATTGCTTTATTTAAAAATTTAACACCAAATGGAAATATTTCTATAAATTTAAAAGATTTAAGAAATAGATTTTCAAATTGGGCTGGAAGCGATAATATTACATTGATATTTAAACCATTTAATAGAAGTGGTGCAGAAGAATTAGTTGGTAATGAATACGAAATAAAAACGAATTTATTAATACCATCTATACAATTGGATGAAAATATATTTGCATCCGCAATGTTTGAATCGTTTGCAAATGCATTACAAGTTATTGAGCCTGAAAAAGAAAGTAAATATTTAACACACCTTGGTAACTTTGATAATAACGAACAAATATTAATTTCTACTTGGGAAAACGATGAATGGACATTATCGGAAAAAACAACCGATAATTTAGGTAATATTACATTAGGTAATGTTGTAGATTCTATAATTTTAAAATTATATTCACCATTACCTGCAAACGTTTCTACTAATTCAACATTTTGGATTACAAAATTAATGGCTAATCCATTAATTGAAACAATTGTACTAAGCGAACAAAGTGAATTGCATTGTCCTCCAATAAAAGGACCTAACTTTAGTTTAGATATTGATTATGTAAAAGGACAATCTACTAATTTTGAATCTTTAGATAATATAATTCTTAGTGGTTCTACATCATCTACTCAATTAGTAACAACATATTTAAGTTCTTCCATAATCAATATGGATGATTTAAATATAGAGTATGTTAGCGGTTCTAATTATTTATGGGATAATTTTGTACACTTTAGTTCTGCTAAAGAGAGAGTAGATAATTTTGTTTATAAAGTTCAATTAATTGAAACATACGAAACGGCAATATCTGCTAGTAATTCTGATGTAAATAGTAAAGATAAAATCTCATCGGTACAAGAAAGAGAAAGACAATTAATAAAGAAAAATGAAATATTATCCGGATTTGATGGATTTGAAAATTTCTTATATACATCATCATCAGTATATACAACATCGGATAGTGGTTCTATAACTTGGCCATATAACGCTGGAGTTAGATTAACATCTACTAACAATAATGTTGTAAATTGGTATTCCAATTTGATAACATTAGCTGAAGAGTATGATATTGAAAATTCAAATTGGGTACAAAATAATATTCCACAATACATTGTAAACAATACTGAAAATGAAAGTTTATTATTGTTTTTATCAATGATTGGACATCATTTTGATAATATATACTTTCATGCAAAAGCTATTGAAAATAGTAGAGGATTAGGATATAATAGTAAAAACATTTCGGATAAACTATTATTTGATGTATTAAAATCATTTAATTGGGATGCTAAAAATTTAGCATCAGATACAAAGCTTTGGGAATATACTTTTGGTTTGGATTCTGATGGTAATCAAAAAACTTTAAAATCAGCAAAAAGTAGAACATCCGAAGTATGGAGAAGAATTGCAAATAATTTACCTTATTTATTAAAACACAAAGGTACAAAAAGAGGTATTTATGCATTGTTATCTTGCTATGGTATTCCTTCATCTAATCTTTCAATATTAGAATTTGGAGGACCAGAAGTAAGTGAAACAAACAAAAGTAAATTAGTTTATGATAATATAACAAGTGCTGTTAAATTTAATAATGGTGCTTCAATCGAATTGGATTGGAAAAATACAAATAAAAATAGAAAACCAAATACGATTGAATTATTTGTAAAGCCAAACAATTATACTAATTACCAAACATTAATATCCGGTAGTAATTGGAGTTTACAATTAAGTGGCTCAACCAATACCGAATATGGTAAAGTAGCATTTAACTATGCAGGTTCAACAGCTATATCATCTTCATTATTACCAATATTTAATGGAAGATTTTTTGGAATATCTATAAGTAGTGGTTCTAACGGATTAAAATTGGATTTAAAACAATCCGAAAAAGAAAAAACATTATTTGAAGAATCGTTATCAGCATCAGTAACAACCAACTGGAACAATGGTTCTAAAATTAAATTAGGTTCAACGTATAGTGGTAGTTTAGATGAATTCCGTTTATGGTCTGAAGTATTGGATACTGATAGATTCAATGAACACGTTTCATTTCCTGAAATGATTAATGGTAATAGCATTTCATCTTCAACCGATGATTTATATTTCCGTTTAGATTTTGAATATCCAAAAAATTTAAATGCAACATCTTCATTAATAAATGTAGATACAAATGTATATTTTGAAAATGGATATAGTAGAAACGATTATGAGAATGGTTCACTAATTGCATTACATTCATTGAATGTTTCGGCATCATTATATGCCAGTGCAAGTGGTTTTGATAATATAACATCGTATCCATTCCAATTTGAAGCAATTGATAGAAGTGTTTCTTTAGAAATACCTGATATGGGTGCTAGTAGATATTCAACTAATAAAGTTAGATTTGAATCACAAACTTTAGTTTCCGATTTATCATATAAAAGTAGAGCAACTACTAAAGCATTTGACCAATCTCCAACGGATTCCAATAGAGTTGGTTTATTCTTCTCTCCAACAAAAGAGTTGAATATTGA